TTTATTAATATCTGATGCGGCTGTATTTGGGAACGAAATCTCATGAAGTTCACCAGGAACAATTGCTGCCGAAATATTGTCTGGGATGGCCTCATCAACCATTTTATTGAAATATTTGATTGCAAGATCTGGGTCAATTTGCCAATCATCAGGCTGGTCAGTTCCATCTAGAACTTTTAACTCGTAGTAAATCAACTTGTAAATCTCAAGCTGTGCAGCTTCCGCCTAGATATCTTCGAGATCAAGAAGGTTAATAAGGCTGTTGAAAATCGGAGCCAATACTCCCACAACAGTCTCGTAATCTTCGGAATGATACTTCAAGCACAAGCTATATTCTTCAGGCATAATCTGCCATCTTTCACGGGTTGACTCATACTCGTTGTAAAGTTTTTGAAACGGATCCGGGAAATACTCAAGCAACTCCATATTACTTCTGAAGTAACTACAGTCAATAGCATACGAAAATTCGCCAGTATCATATTTTCCAGCAATCCTAGCATACTGCGCGGGCCATGGAAAAATAAATACCCCAGTATCATCGTAGAATACAACCCCATAAAACACATCTTGGATAAAACACGTAAGATATATGTTGTAAAATTCCTGTTGAAGTCGCAAATTATCCAAAACAGTAATTGTATCTTCATACGACTTAAGCATAGATTGCGCGTCACCACCTTGGACAATACTATATTCCGGCACAACCGAACGACAGTCAAGACAGAACATATTGGCATAGAAATGTACAAGACGGGCATATACTTGCGACCTATAGTACAAATACCACGAAAGAGCACGAAGGTTCTGCTCGTTGCCCGTGATATTCTAGAGATACGTTCGCAGTGTTTCTTTATCAAACGTCGAAATGGTTCTTGCGGATCTCTTTGTAAAATCCCTTAATTGTTTAAACGCATTTTCACCATTCGCATATCTTTCAATTATGGCATGATTTTTTTCATACCATTCTTTCGCCTATGCGGCTGTTATATTTGATGCCGCTTTCGGCATATCATTCTTACTCGCCATTGGCGACACCCCCTTTAAAATGAATTAAATCTTTTAGCTTTACGTATTGGTAATTTAGAAACTAAATCCTGAGAATCTAACTTTGGCCTTCGAAGCAAGTCTTTACGTCTTTCTTCGGATAAAGCCCAGCCGAGAAGTGCGGCAGTATAGGCGCGGTCGTCGTGTAGCCTATGTGCCTTTTCCGGCGTTAACTCAAACGAGTCTTTCCCAGATTCTCGTTTCTTCCTCACCATTGAAACGAGTTCTTCCTTTAAAGCATCGATATTCGACAGAGCAATCTCATCTTTCCAATCAAGCTTAATTGTCTTTGTCTTTACGGATTGTATTTCCGCTAACCGCTCTTTTAACTTTATTTCAAAATCTTCTCCCACGACTTTCTGCTTCTTTAACTCCTCAGAAATTCTTTTAGTTTCTTTCTCTATAACTTCCTAGTCAACATCGAATACTGTGAGATATCCCTTGTTATCATAAGAAGATGTAAAACTAATTTTATTTTGATTTAACATTTCAATCAACGCTTCGTACATAATAGACTTGTACGCCGAAGGACTCATAAGATGTACCTTATCTACAGCATTCGGAAATCTCTTTACATACTCAGCAGAAAATTCTCTATCAATCAAACCACGATGTTGAATACCCGCCTTATCTACCCAATCTTTCATAAGATAGTCGGCAATATTTACACCCGCTCCACCGGATCCGGCATCGATCCAAATACCAACAATATTGTCGTAGGCATCTGTCCCACCGTCATAATCGAGTATCATTTGCTTAATATAATCAATCTGGTCTGGAGTCTACATCGGTGATTTAATCTTTTTACCAACGTCAATTAGATTGACGCAGTTAACTATCCTAGCCTTTACTTCGGAGCTTCCGTTTGGTAAAGGAGAATCATAAAATTCGGCGACAAGCACAATTGAATTATCATACTATCTTGCCGGGTCATAAAACAATCCGAAACGTTTTTTACCAGTGTCATTATAATGTAAAGGCTTTCTCGTTTCTTCATTACGTGTAATTACTCCACGTTTAACAATAGCATCAGCCCCCGCATCAGTTGTGAACTGACAATAATACTCCCTACGTGCTTTCTCGGGATTAGTGCGCATTTCTGACTCAACCGTTGAACGAGAGAGTAGTGGAGCGATAACTTCTCCATGCAGAGTAGGCTTAAATGCCAACTCACAATCTATGTGCAAAACACAATAATCTGGGTCACCCATAATTTGCCGCTTCGCAAAATCGCGATATAAAGCGTAAAATTTAGTGTCAGTACTAGACGCTGAACTAATATAGAATTTTTGGTTCGGTATATCCGTAGCAAATGTACGCTATCTAATTGGGTCAATTGACCTTCCTGAAGCATCTTTACCAGTCTTCAAACTTTTATTTACAATTGCAAAAGCTGAATAGACGTTCATCATTTCTTCTGAGAGGAATCCTGACTCGTCAAAAATTACATTGCCGCGCATGCCCCTTTTCTTGTCTATATTGGAGTTTAGCGTTTGAGTCATAGACCCATTATACACTTCGTAATTAAAGCCATTTGAAGAGTGGCTAAATCCATCGCCAGCAGCGTTCTTTATTTTTATTTCATTCTTAAATATCTTTCCAGTTGAACCAGTAAAAGTATCTATATTATCATTCGCCAAACGCTCAAGCGTAGTGAATGTTTGTTCTGCCTGTGATCCAGAACCGCTCGCAATATATGTCCAGTAATTGCAAAAACACATATCTTTCATCATCGTTTCCAAGTCAATGACCGTTGACTTTCCCCACCCACGAGTCGCAACAATCAAAACGTTTGGGCAATTCCATGAACGTTGAATAGCTAACGCTTGGCTATCCAACACTTCAATGTTAAAAAATATATCAATACCCTTGACCGGATTGCACTAGAAAAACTTTTGCATCTCAGCTATCGCCTATAAAGCCTCGATCTTTCTCGAAGACATTGGATAATCAATAGGCTTTACATATATCCCATAGTCCTGATAAAAATCGCGGTCATAAGCAAAATCTTCATTCGTCGGAAGCCATATATGACTCATCGTCATCAACCTCCTCTTCGTCACCAGCAAATGGTGAAAATAATTCTTTAAGGTTCTTTAAATCAAGATTTATCGAAATACCTTTTTCATCTATATAATCTTTAAGATCCAAGTTCTCACGAAGAAGAATTCGGTTAATCTCCTTGTAAGTGTCGCGTTCTTTTCGCAGTTGCTGATTATCAACTCTCATTGTCGCAACAATATCAGACCATTCGGACTCGTCAAGAGCCAGTTGCTTCATAATCGATGCATCAGATATTTCTTGAACCTGACGCATACCTCTACATGTAGCAATATCAAACCCATTAACTTGTCCTTCACGCAAATTTAAATCCTTGATTTTTTGCAGCTTGCCAGTCCACGTATTCTCACCTTTGACAGAATTTTTACTGTTCTTCAGAGAGATGCAACTTTGCTCCGCGAGCTTCGTCGCTCCCTGTGTAATTTGGCTCTTCATCTGTTGAAGAGCGCGGATAGTGCTAATATTTTTCTCAGCATTTCTCGGATCCGATGAGAGAGTAGCAATCATGTCATCGATGTTACTAAGTTGCAGAAAGCTTCGCACAATACTAATAATTGACGAAGTCCTCATCATATCATCATTGCCCTCTTCAGATGAATCCAAAAATCCAATTAACTGAGAATATAAAAACGGCTGATCAGATAACTTCTCTTTTTCAAAAGGAAGATACCCGAGGAGCCGGAGAGTGTCATTCTTGTTCTTTTCAAATTGATCAATAATCTCTTGATCTTTCGGCAAAGCATTCTCGGAAAGGTCATCCAACGAATACATTCCGCCAGTATAGTTGTCAGAATCACGATACGTCAACGTATAGTAATTCGGCATCGCAATATTCTTAACATACGACGTATAAACATTGTTTTTCGTTTTCCCGGTTACTTGGTTCGCTGCTTCAAGAAGGGATGCTTCCCAAACAGAATCAAGCATCGGCTTATCAAGAAAGTACATCGCATCATCAATACTTTCTTTCGTCGGCTGTTGTCTAACGCCATCAACGACTGGCATTGCTAAATCCTCGGCGCACGTCTTACAAATGTTAACAATCCCAGATTGAACACCTGGAGCAGTAGAAGAGTGAAACTTATCCTTCGCCTTCACTTTCCCGCACCGTTGACATGTATAGTACTTACTGCCAACTCCAAGAGCCTCAAGACATTTAATCTGATTTTTTGGCTCAAGCTAATCAAATTGTTCTTTTATACTGTCAATCTATGTTTGTATTTCCTTTAAAGCGGTGACTTTTGGGTCAACC